GAGTCTTTAAAAGTAAATGCGAATCTGTTAAGTATTACATTGAAATTCTAAATACAAAAAGAGTGTATGCAGAGTTTAGGAGAGTTAGAGAAATTACAGTCAATAGAGATCCTATCGCTATGGCTAAAACCTTAGATAATTTTTCTACAAATAAACAATATGAAAAACATGTGATAGATGTTATTAATAAATTAAGAGGTAAATAAATGCCACTATTAAGTAAAAGTTTTACATTAGAAGAATTCTTAAAGTCACAAGAAGCTACAAGACTTGGAATTGATAATACACCAAATGAAGAACAAATATTTAATCTTCAATTATTGTGTAATAATGTAATACAACCAATAAGAGATTATTTTAATAAGCCAGTTGTCATAAGTTCTGGATATAGATCAGCAGCACTTTGTGAAGCTATAGGATCTTCATCTAAAAGTCAGCACACAAAAGGACAAGCAGCAGATTTTGAAATATTTGGAATACATAATAAAGAAGTTTCTGATTTTATCGTAAATAGTCTAGACTGGGATCAATGCATATTAGAGTTTTGGAATGAAAATGAGCCTAATTCAGGATGGGTTCACTGTAGTTATGCTTATGGAGCTAATAGAAGGCAATACTTGAAGGCTCAAAAAATAGATGGTAAAATTGTATATTCACCAATGGTTTAATTATGCCAATAGGAAGATCCCAAATTCCACAACAAATAGAAGGTAAACTTCGTGGAGCAAAGCCCTCTAAGGCTATGCTTAAATATAAAAAAAGAAAGAAAAAATAATGACTAAATTATGTGCTAGAGGAAAATCAGCTGCAAAAAGAAAATTCTCGGTTTATCCTAGTGCCTATGCAAATGCTTATGCTTCAAAAATCTGTGCTGGTAAAATAAAAGATCCTTCAGGTATGAAAAGAAAAGATTGGAAACCTAAAGGTGCTTATATGGGTAAATTTATAGAAGTAGAAATGAATGATGAAAATTATTCTAATCCTTCTTTAAAAGATTATTATAAAGATTTGTTAAAATAATGTCTGATGATAAAAATAAAGAAGAATCAGTCATAGAACTTGCTAAAAGAGTTGGTTCAAAAGAAGCTGCAAGAATTATTACTGAACAAAAAGCAAAACAAAAACAAGAAAAAGGTTTTGAAAAAACAGGACAATACTATTTTGATCTTGGTTTAAAGCAAGGAGGTCTTGCAAAATGGTTTAACGAGAATTGGGTAGATATTTCTGCACCAAAAAAAGGAGGAGGGTATAAAGAATGTGGAAGAAAATCAGCGAATGGGTCAAAAAGAGGTTACCCAAAATGTGTTCCTGCCGCAAAAGCTGCAAGAATGACCGAAAGTCAGAAGAGATCAGCAGTAATTAGAAAAAGAGCAGCTGGTAATGTAGGTCCAAAACCTACAAATGTTAAGACAATAGTGAAAAAACCTAAAAAAATGCAAACGGGTGGTATATATAACATGACAAAAATGAGGTATATTTAGTGTATGATGAAAAATAAAAGTTTAAGTCCAAAAGCAGATCTAGATAAAGACGGAAAACTATCTTCTTACGAGAAAAAAAGAGGAATGGCTATTCAAGAAGCTATGTCTGAAGAGCCTGTAAAGGCTAAAAAAGGTAAAATGATAGTTAAAGGTCAAAAAGCAATACAAGTTAACAAACAATACTTCGGAGAATATTAAAATGGGAATGAAAACGTATTTAAAAGCAGGAATGACTCCAAAAAACACACCAGCAAAAGTTGCAGGTATGTTAAAAGGCTTTAGTGCTAAGAAAGTTTCTAAAAACAATAAGAAAAAATAATGTCTAATGGCTACTTCAGGAACTACATCATTCGATTTAGACATAGACGATATTATTGAAGAAGCCTATGAACGTTGTGGGGTTAGAACCAACAGCGGATATAATATAAAATCAGCAAGACGAAGTTTAAATATTTTATTTTCCGAATGGGGAAATAGAGGCGTTCATCTTTGGAAGGTAGAATTAAAAAATCAATTATTAACTGCAGGAGTAGCAACTTATGCAACTCCACAAGATTGTAGTGATGTATTAGAAGCTTATGTTTCTACAGCTGAGACTATTACTCAAACAACAAACGACATTTCTTTAGATAAAATTGATAGATCTGCTTATGCAGCTCTTCCTAATAAAGGACAACAAGGACAACCTTCACAGTATTATGTTAATCGTCAAATTAATCCTACAATAACCTTATATTTAGCTCCAGACTGTGCACAGTATACTTATTTAAAGTATTATTACATTAGTAGAATTCAAGATGCAGGTGATTATAATGATCAAGCAAATGTTCCTTATAGATTTTTACCATGTATGATATCTGGGCTTGCTTATTATCTTGGACAAAAAGTTGCACCAGATAGAGTGCAAGGATTAAAATTAATATATGAAGATGAAATACAAAGAGCTTTAGAAGAAGACTCTCAAAGAACAAGTTCTTATATTTCACCTTATACTTACTTTGGAGATGGTATCTAATGGCATTTGCAAGAGGTAAAAGATCATTAGCAATTTCTGATAGATCAGGAATGCAATTTCCATATGTGGAAATGAAAACAGAATGGAATGGTTCTTTTGTTCATTATACAGAATATGAGCCAAAACAACCTCAATTAGATCCAAGACATCATAAAGCAGATCCACAAGGATTAAAGAATGCTAGATCAGATACGGTTCCTGGTGGAGGATGTTTAGTAGAATTAGATTTATATTTTTGGCCAGGACAATTTTTATCTAATGGTATGGAGCCAGGAATAAGTGGAGATGTTATTAATGCAAACAGATCAGCCTATAGTGCCGTTGGAAATGTAACAATTAGTATAACATGACATACGCAGAACTAGTACAAAAAATTAGAGATTACACAGAGGTAGGTTCAGAAGTTTTAACTTCTACTATTGTAAATGGTTTTATTAGAGATGCTGAACTTAAAATATTTAGAAACACAGATGCAGACTACGCACGTGAGTATGCGACTTCATCTTTTACAGCTAATAATAAATATTTAACTTTACCCAATACAAATCAATCTTCTGGAACAACTACTACAAGAGTAGCCTTGGTTGTACGTTCCGTGGTCGTTACAAACAGTTCCTCGGTTCAAGTATCATTAGAACCTAGAGATGATACTTTTATTACAGAATATAATTCATCAGGTTCAACAGGATTTCCAAAATACTATGCAACATTTAGAGAGAATGCTATTCAAGTTGCCCCTACACCAAATTCAACTTATACCGTAACTTTAGACTATATTTACACACCAGATGGTTTAAGTGCCACGAATACTGAAACTTACATTAGTATTAATGCACCAGAACTATTATTATATGCGTGTTTAGTTGAAGCTTTTGCATATCTTAAAGGTCCTATGGATATGTACAAATTGTATCAAGAGAAGTATAATGAGGCATTACAAGGATTTGCGTTAGAACAAACAGGTAGAAGACGCAGAGACGAATTTCAGGATGGAACGTTACGAATTAAAGTACCGTCACCATCCCCATAACAACTATAAGGAGTACAATATATGGCAATAACACAAGCAGTATGTAATTCATTTAAAGCAGAACTTTTAGGTGCAGTACATGATTTCGATTCAGGATCAGGACAAGTTTTTAAACTTGCACTTTTCCAATCAAACGCAGTTTTAGATCAAAACACAACAATATACACATCAACAAATGAAGCAGCTACAGGTGGACAGTATTCACTTGGTGGTGGAGCACTTCAAGGACAACAAGTATCTTTAGATACAAGTACAGCAATTGTTACATTTTCTGATTTATCATTTACAGGTGTAACACTAACAGCAGACGGTGCATTAATTTATAATACATCAGCTGGTAATAAAGCAGTTTGTGTTTTAAGTTTTGGTGGAGATAAAACAGCAACTTCTGGAACATTTACAATTTTGTTTCCAGCGTTTACAGCAGCAAATGCAATATTAAGAATAGCTTAAAGGTGGTTTCATGGCGTTCGTTATTAACGATAGAGTCAAGGAAACTACAAGCACAATTGGGACAAGCACAGTTACATTAAGTGGTGCTCAGTTAGGCTTTCAAAGTTTTTCTTCTGGCATTGGAGCAGGTAATTCAACTTACTATACTATTGCTTTAGGCAATCAGTGGGAAGTTGGTATTGGTTCATTAACGAACGCTACAACCTTTACAAGAGATTCAGTTATCTCTAGTTCAAACACAAGTAATTTAGTAAATTTTTCATCAGGAATAAAAGATATATTTTGTGCACTACCTGCAACATATACTCCATCTCCTGTAAT